CTTTTCTACGAACGTTTCATTAAGAATGAAGAGATTAGCCTCTTCTCACCGCATGACGTACCAGGTCTCTATGATGCTTTTGGTACTGATACATTTGACGATCTCTATGTACGTTATGAATCAGATGAGTTTACTCCAAGAAAAACTATCGGGGCACAAGATCTTTTTCTAGATATTTTGAAGGAGAGAGCAGAGACTGGTCGTCTTTATATCATGAACATTGATCACTGTAATGATCACTCATCTTTTAAAGATAAAATTAGTATGAGTAATCTTTGTCAAGAGATTACTTTACCCACAGATCCTATTAATCACATCGATGATGATGCTGGTGAAATTGCTTTGTGTATTTTGTCTGCTATCAACGTAGGTAAATTAAAAAAACTAGATGAACTTGAAGAACTTTGTGATCTTGCTGTACGTGGACTAGAAGAACTGATTGACTATCAAGGATATCCAGTTGCTGCTGCAGAAAGAAGTACAAAAGAACGTCGTTCACTTGGAGTAGGTTTCATTGGTCTTGCCCATTATCTTGCTAAACAAGGATTTAAGTATGGTGATCCAGACGCTTTAAAAGAAGTTCATAACATTACCGAAGCGTTTCAATACTACTTGTTAAGATCCTCCAATAGTATTGCAAAAGAAAAAGGTGCATGTACAGGATTTAATCGAACTAAGTATGCTGATGGAATTCTTCCAATAGATACATATAAGAAGGACGTTGACGAATTAGTAACACCCGAGTATAATTATGATTGGGAAAGTCTTAGGACATCTATCACCACCCACGGCCTTAGGCACTCAACATTGTCCGCACAGATGCCTTCAGAAAGCAGTTCCGTTGTGTCAAATGCAACCAATGGAATCGAACCACCTAGAGACTACCTGTCCGTTAAAAAATCAAAGAAAGGACCTCTTAAGCAAATTGTTCCACAATATAACACTCTGAAAAATAACTATACTTTGTTGTGGGAAATGGAATCTAATCGTGGTTACATCAACATTGTTGCTGTAATGCAGAAGTTCTTTGATCAAGCTATTAGTGGAAACTGGTCTTATAATCCGGAACATTATCCTGATAATGAAGTACCAGTATCTTCTATGGCACAAGATTTATTAACTACATATAAGTATGGTTGGAAAACTTCTTATTATCAAAATACCTATGATGCTAAAAAAGATGAGGACGATGTAGATACCACAGAAAGTACTTCTGGATTAAACCAATTGATGAAACAATTGGAAGAGTCAGAAGAAGATTGCGAAAGTTGTAAAATTTAAGGAGAACCAATGGAGTTTATTAAAGAGACTAGTAAGACTGTTAAAGGTATGACAGTTTTTAATTCTAATAAAACTAATTTAAAGAAACAACCAATGTTCTTTGGCGCCCCTCTTGGGGTTCAAAGATATGATACGTATAAGTATCCCATTTTTGATAAACTAACACAGCAACAACTGGGTTATTTTTGGAGACCAGAAGAAGTATCATTGCAAAAAGATCGTGCGGACTATCAGACACTACGCCCTGAGCAAAAGCACATTTTTACCAGCAATCTTAAATATCAGATCATGCTGGATTCTGTACAAGGGCGCGGTCCTGGGATGGCTTTTATCCCTTATTGTTCACTACCTGAACTTGAAGCTTGCATGACTATTTGGGAGACTATGGAGATGATTCATAGTCGATCATATACTTATATTATTAAGAACATATATGCAGATCCTTCAGAAGTATTTGATACTATTCTAGACGATGAAAGAATCCTTAGTCGTGCTGCAACTGTAACTGCATCTTATGATGAGTTAATTAAGGCTGCACAACAATATGGTAATAGTAATGATTGGGAATATGCAATGGAGGATGTAGATTATGCTAAAGATTCTCTAAAGGAACTTAAGCGTAAACTGTATCGTGCAGTTATGAACGTAAATATCCTGGAGGGTATTCGTTTCTATGTGTCTTTTGCTTGCACGTTTGCATTCGGTGAACTGAAACTTATGGAAGGTTCAGCAAAAATTATCTCATTGATTGCTCGTGATGAAAGTCAACATCTAGTTATCACTCAGAACATTCTTAAGAATTGGGCGAATGGTGATGACCCAGATATGTTGGAGATTATGAAAGAAGAGAAAGATAATGTATATCAAATGTTTAATACATGTGTAGAAGAAGAGAAGAATTGGGCAGAGTATCTATTCAAAGATGGATCTATGATCGGTTTGAATGCAAAACTACTTGACTCTTATGTTGAGTATATTGCTAATCGTCGTATGAAATCAATTGGTTTAAAACCAATGTTTGATACTCCTATGTCAAACAATCCTCTACCATGGACTCAACATTGGTTAAATTCTAAGATGATGCAGAACGCTCCTCAGGAAACTGAAATTGAATCCTATGTCATTGGAGGAATCAAACAGGATGTTAAAAAAGATACGTTCGCTGGTTTCCAGTTGTGACAAAAAAATTTTTGCCTGGTTGGAAGGTGAGAGCTCTAGCAGATGTTCACCTTCCAGACAAACACTGGACAATTTTGCAACTGGGTCCAACCAGTCTGGCAGAAGCTTTTATTCTCCAGGCAATCAAATGGAAATACCAGACCCGTGGGATTAGGGAGTCGTGAGACTCCCTTTTTTTGTATCTAAATATAAATGATACTGGATTTTTGTATGCTATCTACACAATATCGTTTACGGATGGAGTATATCTGTAAACGTATATCACAAAATTATGAAGTTCAGATTAGTGATATGATTTGGGCCCAGAAACTAGCTAAATCAAACAAATCTGCTGAAGCCATGTTAAGGATGGCACGTCGTAAATCATCCAACCCAGACGCGCCTGAAGGTGGCTTAGATGATTTTATGAACAGGATGGACTTGGGGGATCCTGATCCATCCAATCACAAAACAGGATTCCAAAATGTTGATGAAATAGTTGATTGGTTTCATCAAGAAAAATCTGATGATTGGAGGCAACGTGACTAAAAAACAATACAAACAATTACTACTGGATCATTTTATAGAGCGATTAGATAAACTCTCAGTAAAAGAACTCAAAGAACTTGCCGCAAAACACACATGAAGGACTATGTTTGTGTCCCCACATGGGATCCTATTTTCAAGATGATGCGTTATCATTGGGTTCATAAGTCTGAAAAGAATCCTGTGTCATTCGTAAAAAACCTAAACCCTGAACAAGAAGTGCTATGAGTAGTAAGATGATGTTCCTGGTTGACACTGGCGATGGCAGATGTGTCAGTCATGATGGTTACATTCAACTCGGTAGTTTTTCTCATACTGTAGAGAAACACCTTGAGTTATGTCCTGAACAAGAATGGCAAGTTACCTATTGGATGCCTGATCCATTTCGTATTAGATATCCAAGACCAAACTACCAGCATACAATGAAGGCAAACGAAGGTTCTCCTAAGACTGATAACGCAACAGACAGTAGACCGAGAGATTTTCCGGATCAAGCAACAACAAGATTAGAGAGAACATTATGAAGATGTGGGAGACAAAGTGTGTTGGGTGCGGTAAAATGGTTCCAGCAAATCAAACACCTCAAGTAGGACATCAAGCACCTGATGGTAGTTGGACAAATTCATTATGCAAACCTTGCTGGGTAAAAAATAATAATAAAAAGATTGACAAGTAAATCAATCTTCAGTATAATAACTCTGCTAGGGTTCAAAGGGAAATATATAGCTTACAGTTAAGATTATAATATGAAACCTCAGAGTGCGAAAGCTAAAGGTAGAAACTTACAGAAATGGGTTAGAGAAAGATTAATTGAATCATTAGATATACATCCAGAAGATATTGAATCTAGATCTATGGGTGCTGGTGGAGAAGATCTTATTATGGCTAGAGCTGCAAGACAGAAATTTCCACATAGTATTGAATGTAAGAATGTAGAAAAATTAAATGTATGGGAAGCTTATGATCAAGCAAAAGCTAATGGTGGTAAGTATGAACCAATTGTAGTCATGAAGAAAAACCACAAGAAACCGTTAGTGGTAGTTGATGCAGATTATTTTATAAGTCTTTTTAATAAATAATAACGCCTTGTTTTTCATTAATGTCAGAAGAAGTTAAAAAAGAAGAACCTAAGAAGAAAGGTATCTTAGGTAAAATTAAGGAGGCAGCAGATGACAAAGAAGAGCAGCTTGCTATTCTGTCTACTTTTGTTAGGCTCGGCATCCTTGTTTGGTCTGGCGGAATACTCACGCTGGCATACATCAAACTTCCACCAGCACTTGGAATTCCTGAACAAAAACTAGATCCCACTTTTATCGCTAGTGTCTTCACCGGAGTTTTAGCTACTTTTGGTGTTCAGGCAGCTAAGAAAGCAGGAGAAGGTGGAGGTAATGGTGGTGGAATTACCAAAGACCAGATGGAAAGATTGATTGAGAAAGCAGCACAGACTGCACCTTCACAGACTATTCGTCTTGAGCAGGGCCCAATCAAAATTTCTACAGACGAATCATACAAAATGTAACGGAGAATAAAATGCAAAAAGTAATTAATGTTTTAGCACTACTATCATTTGTAGGAACTGCTGGTATTGTCGGTGGCGGTACTGCAGTATATCTCAATAAAGATTCTATTATTGAGAACGTAAAAGGACAAGTTGCTGGTGCAGCTGCAGATGCAATTGCTGGACAACTTCCTGGAATGATGGATTCTGCGATGCCAGAACTTCCTAGTACTACTGGAGGTGCTATTCCTTCATTACCAGGTGCAACTGGTGCTGGTCCTGCACTTAAATTCCCATGACAAATTCAAATGCACCAAATAAGTTTCCCATCAAAGGTATTGCTTTAACATTAGGTGGACTATTTGCATTTGCTCATATAGGTCTTCTGGGGTATGTTATCTACAGACCAGAAGGACCAGAACTTCCTAATGTACCTACAATCAATATCCCTCGTGGAGATTATTCATCCTATACTATTAAAGCAGGTAAGGATGGATATGAAATTGAGTATCGTGCAAACGATCCTAAAATTCTAGAGTCTAATAAATCACTAGAGCTTCAAAAAAGTCAAAGTGGTTTCTTCGGTGGTAAGAAATATGAGAACCGCCGTGAATTTCGTAGCGATCAGTTTACTATGGAAGGTACTAGAAATATGGGAGGAGTTGCAATTGATGGCGAGGGAAAGTCTGCGAAAGACATAGAGTGTTTAGTATCGGACGCTGGCGCACGATCTCAAGGTGCAATGGCAGGTAGTGCTATCGCTGCTGGTGTTGCTGTTCCTGCCCTTGCTAGTATCCCCTACGTGGGTTGGTTGGCTGGTGGATGGGCACTTCTTTTAGGACAGAAAGCAGGGTCAAGTCTCGGTTCTACTGTTGGTTCTGTGTTTAATGATTGCTAATGGATATACCTATTATTACAGGTGGTGATATTAGTATTAATGATATTCAAATTAATACTATACGCACCTATGACTTTAATAACACTTCAACATCACTACCAATAGCAGCTCCAGTAGTTGTAGATATTGGTACTCCTGTGGTTAATATACCAGGATGTGTTGAGGCGACTGAAACTAATACTGCTAAAAATAATCAACTAAGAGAGGACGATCCAAATGGTGTGGTTACGTATTGCGATTCTGGTGTTCCCAATTTTAGCCCTATTTCTTATGAACCAAACCAGATGATACTGACTGGTCCTCCTGTTGTTGGCGGAACCAATTCT